AAGTAGTCCGTGATCCGAAAGGTGATCGGACTATTTTTTTGCCCCGACATCACGAATCAAAGCCGTTCGTCAACCCGTTTGGGGAAAGGGGAACGCACGCGTGCGCGAGACAACAGATATTGTGTCTAGTGCAGTCGTCTCGCAAGACGCTGTCTATCAACGAGTTAGTGTACGACTTATGTGTATTGGCTCACTATTGGCTCAGCCCCGACCGACCGAGGTGCGTTGTATCGAAGAAACATGGCGGTAGCAAAGCTACCCCCATGCTCCCCCGATACCGTGAGAGATGGCGACGAGTTTGTGGGCGATAATGAGAAAATAAACAGTCCCCTGCCCCCACCACCGGGGGTAACCAAAAACAATAAACCGTCGTACTAGGTATCCTTTTACAAACGATATACACTACAAAATTTTTAAGCTATTCTTGCCGTATGGTACAAGCTGTAGCAGACACTACTGTCGCATCCAAAAAACTGAAAAGAGACATTTCGGACTTTTTGGTGGATGATGACATTGAAAAAGCACTTTTAACACTAAGGGAAGGTCTAAAAGCGACTAAAACTAATCGCTATAGAGATCCTAAAAACCCAAAAGGTATACAATATGGCGAAAAAGCAGACCACACAGTCAGATATCACTCAGCAAAACTGTTATTGGAGTACGGATTTGGCAAACCTGCCACTAGAGCGGAGATTAGTATTACCGATGAAACAAAAAGAACCGCTTCTCCTGACGAAATTATCAAGAAAATTCAAAATTCTGCCCACTCTTTTAAGGAAATTGCTGATACTTATGTACATTCCCTTCCAAATGCCGATCTGAGCGAAAACGATGAGTAAATCTAAAGAAGTAGCACCCGCCGAGCAGTTTTTTAACGAATTATATGGTTGTTTTCTCCGTTGGTGGGAAGAATCTGATCTTGAAGAGGACGACATGGTGTCGATTGCCAATAATGTAATAGAACGCTTCACCGAAGCAGGGGTAGAATTTGATTCAGACATAGATCTGAGCGATGTGGAGGATGAGTAATGCCGGCAAAAAAGAAAAAATCTAGCAAAAAAGACCCCTGTTGGAAGGGGTATAAAGCAATCGGTATGAAAAGTAAGGGCGGTAGAAAAGTCCCTAATTGCGTACCTAACAAATCAAAAGGAAGGAGTAAACGATGACTCATTGCGGAACTAGAAGAAAAAAGAAAACCAAGAAGAAAAAAGGTTATGGCAAGTAAGAGAAAACCTAGTAACCCGATTCGGAAGACCACCAAGGGTAAAGGTGCAAACTACCGCCCCACTAAGAGCGGTGCAGGTATGACTGCAAAAGGGGTAAAAGCTTACCGAAAAAAGAACCCCGGATCTAAGCTAAAAACTGCGGTTACAGGCAAGGTAAAGCCGGGAAGTAAGTCCGCTAAACGAAGAAAAGCATTCTGCGCTAGGTCTAAGAGTTGGAATGGTGAGCGTGGAAAAGCCGCGCGTAGAAGGTGGAAATGCTGATGTACGGACTATCTACAATTAAATTTATGAACACTCCTGAGCAGATCGCCAAAAGACGGGCTCTTGCTAGGAGGATGAATCGTGTCAGACGCTGAACAGCTTCAAGACCTAATCAGGGTAGACCCTGAGCTTTGGTTTACGACCTTTGCCGTAATCAAGGATAAACGGGGCAAGACAATTAGCCCAAAAGCCAACACCTTACAAAAAAGGATGTTTGCACATTACCGAAAATGCCAAATCGAACAAAAACCGTGCAAGATGATAATATTAAAGCCTCGTCAAAAGGGAGCAAGCACTTGCGCCCAAGCACTGACATACCACCACATGAGGAAGCACCCCGACCTAGCGGGGTCGCTGATGGGGGACATATCGGGGACGAGCGACAAAGTATTCGAGATTTATCGGAGATACGCAGAGAACGACAGCTTTCCTTGGGACGATACAGGAACAAACCACGAAAATGGGGGAAACCTCGTAGATCAGATTACCCTAACAAGCAAAAGTGTGTATGGAAAAGAGACCGCCGGATCAAAAAACGCGGGTCGAAGTGGGACAGTTCAAGTTGGTAATATGACTGAGGTTGCGTTTTGGACAATGCAAGGTGAAAGAGACCCTGCACTTGGCTATTTGCAATCTTTATACGATGGGGACAATGTATCATTAGTTGTAGCCGACTCCACTCCAAATGGTCCCGTTGGATGGTTTTACCGCACATGGGTACAGGATAACGAATGGGCTAAGATATTTGCCTCATGGTGGGAGTTTGAGGATTCCGAGATACCTTTTGTTTCTGATGAACAGCTTCAGGATTTTAAGGATACTTTAACTGCCGATGAGATATCCGAGATGGAAAGATTTGATGTCACATGGGAGCAGATGCATTGGAGAAGACGCACTCTTCAGGACAAATGCAATGGTGATGTAGCTAAGTTTAGACAGGAATACCCGTCAGATCCCGAAGAATGTTTCCTTATGTCATCCCGCCCACGCTTTCATGTGGAAAATATTAAAGCCATGCTCGATTCCTCGAAGAAGCAGACTCCTCAAATCGGTGTCATGACATTTCAAGACGAGTCAAGAAAGGTCGCTAGTTTCCTACCCGACCGTGGCGGTCTGTGGAAAGTTTACGAAGAACCTGAATATGACTCAAAATACTTGATTTCTGTGGATACATGCACAGGTGAAGATCAACAGACTCAGGGATTAGCCTCTGATCCTGATTGGCACAGTGCACAGGTATGGAAAGCACCCTATGAAGATTGGCATGGCAATTGGCATGTTGCCAAATTAGTTGCCGTACACCATAGCCGATTGGATATTGGTGTGTTAGCTGAGGAAGTTGCATCCGCATCTGCGTGGTATGGCAAAGCATTTACCGTCCCCGAAGTCAATAATTCGGGATTAGCCTTAGTTAAGTACCTATTGGACTTGGGCGTACCTGTATATCGTAGGAGAAAAACGATTGATTCTATGGGAATTGTGGAAAAGAGCTTCGGTTGGACGACTGACAAATTGACCCGAAAAACGATAATAGACCATTTAGCTTCGGAAATTATCGAATTTAATGTGGATATCCCTGATGAAGGCATCATGCAAGAGTTGAAAACCTTTGTCATAAATGAGAAGGGTAAGCCTGAAGGTGCTCCCGGTCATCATGACGATCATGTATTGGCATGTGCCATTGCAGTTTACAATATTGACAGTGCATCTTCGTACAAGATGCCAAAAAAGAAACGGATTACTAATCGTATGCTTCGAAAGAACCCAAGTTTGATGTGTCCTGATGGATTTATGCGTGTCCCATTAAAGGAGTACATGCGTAATAAGCGTAGGTAGTTAGTCCAAATGCAATCGGTTGAGGGCGTTATACCCGATTGTATATTCTTTCCCTTATGGGACTACTGATGACAGGGACATTGTGGGGTTTAGGCTTATGGGGTGCTAAAACTCTTTACGATCAAATATTTGGAGAAGGTTCTTCTGAAGGGCTGAGTGAGGAAGAACTTCAGGAGGGTCTCGATAATAGCCCCTTGGATAAGGACGCTTTTTTACAAAGTGATGAGGGTCAAGCTCTGATGCAACAATCTATGGCAATGGGTCAGGCTCAGGCTCAGGCTCAGCAACAGGGCAATCAATTTCAGAGAGATCCCAACACCCCAATGGGTCGGTCTAATCAGCTTTATGCCGAAGCATCTCAAATGGCAGACACCGTAAAAAGCGGTACTCGAACATTGCCAAATCGCGAGAAACAGCTTCGCAAAGCTATGGCACATACTGAGACTCTTCAGGCTTTAAAAGATAGCCAAATGAGGACTCGTGATTTCGATAAAGCTAAAAGCCGATGGGATCACCTCGGAATGGATCGTAGCTTTAATCAGCTATCCGAACAGGAGAAGCAAAAATTTTCTGATGGTGTAAAGCATGGTAGTATGAAATGGAATCGTGCTGATTGGGAAAACCCACAGCCGACCACCACATCTAACAGTACCACGCCTACGGCTACTAATCCGGGCAAGACTAATCCCGCACCCGCCACCCCTGAGGGCGGACCCTCTACTTTTGATAAGATTGCGGAGGGCATTAAGGATGGTTTTGACAAAGGCATTAAAAAAATACTTCCCGAAGAAAAAGAGGGTGAAGGCACTGTATTAAAGCCCGAAGAAACGCCCACTAGCCCTAGAGTTCCTGACGGAAACGGCGGTTACTCTCAAGCAGATCCCTTGCTACCCCAACCTAAAGCACCTGCACCCACTAGCCCTAGAGTTCCTGACGGAAAAGGGGGCTACTCTCAAGCAGACCCATTACTTCCCAAGCCTAAAGCACCCCCTCCTTCTTCAGGAGGTATTCCTACCGTACCTATTTACACTCAACCCCCTAAGACCGACAGACCGTCCAATGCCGAAACAATTGGTAATGTCGTTGGACCTATTTACGACAGAGTAATTAGAGATGGTATCAACGGTATAACTAATAGCGATATAGCCCCCTCAGCTAGAGAAATTAGCGAAATACCGGGAAACATTAAAAGTGCATACAGCGGAGTCAGCCCTGAACAGCATAAGGCGATCATGGAGAAATACTCTAAGCCCAAAACCGCCACAGGCACAATGGGAGGAGCATTTGATGCGGGAGGAGGTTTTGGACCCGAAACTGTTACCCTCCCTCCAACAGATCCTTTTGGACAGCCTTTAGATTCCAACGCAACTCCCGTTAGTCCTAGCGAACTCCCATCCCTTGACCCTAGTGCTCCTCCCAACGCTCAACCGCCAAATCAGGTTGAAACACCGATGGATTCGCA